TGATAGCACCAAGGCGGGGAACTTTCTTCTTCGTCTTGTCAACCTTTGCTTCCATGTCGATCATCTGCATGAAGTTGTATCTGCGTGTTCCAATGGTGATGAAGCATTCAGCCAACTTTGCAGCAATGGTATCTCTACCTTTCATTGTTACATTATTGATCATCAGTTTTCACCCCTTCCTTACGCAACCGTCACTGTCATATAAAGTTTATCCATAGCATTCACAACCGTGATGCCACTTGTTACAACAACCGCCTTCTTGGTATCACCCTGTTCAACCACAACATCAGCACTTGTAAAGTTCTCAATAGCACCAATGTCAGCCAACTGCTGACGGATTTTTACAAGGTCAGACCAAAGGGAAATTCTGCCGGATTCATTTTTAGGCACAACACCAAGGTACTTTGTGTTGAAAAGGACTGCATCATCATTACCAATCTGATCAATGACCCTGATTGTCTGATTGTCCTTAAAGATTTCACCCTGTGTGTCAGAAGTGGTCACCATTGTATTGATGTCCTTCAACACACGAATGTCACCGTTCACCTTGTGGAAAGTGAACTCACCCGCCTTGATTGCTGCTTCCAACTGGGACTGTGTATAGTCCGATTCAATGTGGAATGAACCGTCATATTTCTTATTCTGAATTGACTGGTTTACTTCACAACCACTTTCTGCACCAGTTACCCAGTACACAAGTGATGCTTCTGACCAACCTTCATCAGTTACCTTGTTCTTCACACCGATAACACCCATGAAGTCCGCTGCAAGGTTGTAAACAACGCACTGAAACTTGATACCAAGTTCATTACGCATACGTTTACAGAATGCTGCATACAGTTTCTTGGTTGTGTCATCCGTAACCACCGCACCCATTGTGTTGTAGGTGTAAGATTCAATCTTATCCAAGTAGTTCTGATGACTTGTACCACTGACCACACCATTTGTACCACCTTCAAGGGCAGTTCCGGCAGTTGCGGAAAGTGTTGCATCCGTCTTGAATACAACAAAGTCATTTGCCACCAAATCAGCAGCAGTTGCAACGGTCTGTTCATCAACAATGTCAGTACCAAGTACGGTCTGAACATCCCACTTTGTCTGATCATCTGCGTTCTTCTGAATGATTATTTTCAGGTCATTACCACGCACACCGCTATACTTTGCAGTTGCGTAAGTGTTTGCAGCCTTAACACCGCCACCATTCAAACGGTATGCGTAAAGTGTTCTTGCACCCATGAACAAATCAACCAAACCACGCATCTTTTCATGGTCATAGGAATAACCAAAGATTTTCGTACTGTTCTTCTGAAAATCTCCACTGGTTACTTCAAAGACTTCACCTTCTTTGCCCCAGTCAAGTTCAAGGGGCATGGTTGCAATACCACGTTCAGACAATGCAGCGGATGCAGATGCAGCCGACACAAAGTTGATGTATGCACCGGGAAGGATTTTGTTTTGTGTAGTAAAACTACCGCCACCTAAAGCCATTTAATTCACCTTACCTTTCATAAAATTTTCGATCATGTTATCAACCTGTTCCAAAGTGTACTTTTTACCGTCAACCAGTAAGGCATCCACTAAATCCCTTTTGTCACGGTACTTGGAACTTTGTACCAACTGTGACTTACTGAACAATTCAGGTTCTTCAACCTTCTGTTCAGGTGTTGCGTTTTTCTTTCCCGCCATCTTATTCACCTTCCTTCACTTCTGTGGTAGAATCCATACTTTCCATTGGTGTGTTTTCTTCTGACCGATAAATATAACAGTCAAAATTCACAAAGAAGTTCAACACCCCATCCACAACCTTGTACTGCATCTTTGTACCAAGGATGTTCTGACCGTCTGCGTTTATGCTCTGTAAGCACCAAACCATGCGTTCAGCCACTTCATTACATTCACTTTCTTTGTCAGCACCCTGTGGGAAATACTGAATACAGAACTGGTTCTTTCTGAAATACCGCCTACCAAGGAAACGGTCTATTGTGGGGTTCAGACACGCAATAAAAAAGCAAGGTTCTTTCAACCCTTGCTTGATTTCTTCCATGTGGATTTCATACCCAAATTCAGCATCTAAGGAAATGCTGATTGATGCGATAATTTTATTGATCACTAAAAAGCACCCCCTAAATACTTTTTGATTTTTGCTTCTAAGACCTTCGGGGCAATAGTTTGAAGTTCCTGTTCAGATATAGTCATCATAAATTGACCTTTTACCCAACCTTTATGATTGACAGTCCTGTGACCATATTCAACATAACTTGCATATTCCACCGGGTTCACGATTTCCACAACATACGTGTCACCAAAGTGATTCACATTCATTGCTTCTGCATACCCTGTTGCGGATGCCTGACCTTTGCTTCCAGTCCATCCCCTTCTTAACGTACCGCCCTTTTTGCCTGACCCCTTTGGATAATCACCGACAGGGGTTCTTTTGATGACCATTCTTAACAACCTTGCAGCCAATTCTTTGATGCACGATTCCACAAAATCATCAGGATTCTGTAACTTGTTCAGTTCATCCCTGAACTTCTTCAAATCGTTTGCATTGAACCCGCCCATTTTTGCCATTAAGTCCAGTCCTCAAACAGATCAAGAATGATTTCTTGGTGGGTCTGATATACTGCCGGGATTCCACTGCACTGATAATCAGTTGTGACCCCCGCCTGTGTGACGGTTATTTTTGACCCCGGCTTTATCTCAATATCAGGTGATACAAACAATTTGGTAGTTTGTGCAACCGCTGCTGCTGATTCTGACTGAATTGCAGTCTGTATTTTCTCAAATGACAACCTACAAGGCTGATCATCCAAAACAATCACATCCTGATACCCAGTTATTTTTGTGCTTTCATCTTTTACCTTCTGATGTTCGGTTATAGTAAGAACACCTTCATAGGTGCTTTCAATGTTCTTGCGTGCAACCTGAATTGCAGCCTTCACCATATTCCCTACCATACCAACCGCCTATATGCTGAAAATTCAGCCCTTCCATAGTTCATCAGGTAATCAATGAATGCGTTCAGTCTTTGTTCACTGGTCTGACTGCCTTCACCAATGGCAAAAGCGGTCTTTGTGTCACCAAGTGATATTTCCTTGACTGCAACTTCCAAATTAAGGTTTGTCAGGTCATCAGGTGCAAAGGTTTTCTTTGAAAAAAGGAACTCACCGCAAGCCATATCAACTGCGATTTGCCCCAAGCCTTCCGGCACATCCTTTTGATTGGTTTCAGCCTTGATTGTATTGCGTACTTTCTCAACGCAAAAGGTCAAGGCAAATTCATCATCTGCCTTGACCTCATATCCAAATGACTTCAACCTAAGTTTTACAGTTTCTACATCAAACATGGTCTGTCACCTGACCTTTCCCAATTAACCCCTTGAAATGATGCGGGCAATAGGTACTGCCTTGTGTTCAATGGTCTTTGTGTCAGATGCAACGAGTGACCAGTTCTTTCCGTTCTCTAACTCTGCGTTAGTAGGGGAGTTTGTTGCCTGACTTGCCTTGGTGTAAGAAATACCAGTAACAGAAACCGCATGACGTTTTCTTGAAATAAGGGTATCTTCACCACCGTGTGTCTTTGCATCACGAACCATTTCATAAGGTCTTTTTGCACCCACATCTTCAAAACCAATAGCACCTTCACCAAGGATATATGTGGTGTAAATGGAAACATCACCGCCAGTTTCACCGACATTCTTGACTTCAACAGGTAAAGAATCGTCAATCACTACCAGTCTACCGTTCCAAGTACCCATTTCAAGATCACGTTCCATACCATCAGCATCCGTGTACTTTAAGTATGCAAGCAGTTTCAGGTTTTCAAGGTTGGTTGCAACTGCACTGTGACAGTAAACCAACTTGAACTTCTGCTTGTTATCACCGCAAGCCTTCTGAATTGCAGTGTTCAGGGTTGTTGCATCCATCTTCATTGTGTCATCAGTCTTTGCATCAGTACCGCTTGCACTAATATCAAGGGTATGTGCATCAACAAATGCTGCATTGGCAGTCTTGATTGTACCTGTACCAGTGTTTGACATTAAGAAAATACCCTTTAAGATTGAAAGGATAACATCCTGATCTACACTGTTCCAGTAATCATTGATCTGATTTCTTACGTTTGCCATGAAGTCAGTACCACCAGTTACATCATAACTGAAATCTGCTTCTGTCCAACCGTTCATTCTTCCGTAAGTGAAAACACCCTGTTCATAGGTGTCAGTCTTGCCCGGTGTAACATTGTCAACACCATCATAGTTCTGCGGTGTGCCGGAAAGCAAACCAAAGAACGGAAGCACTGCATATACAGTACCAGTTTGTGAATTGTTCACGAATGTGTCACGTAATCTCTGATCACCAACAATGGCACGGGATTCACGCAACTTATTCAGTTTTACATTAGGCACTGCACTCATGTACTTGCCAAATGCCTTTTCGTTGAAACTCTTAGCATCAAATTTTGCCATGATTCAATTTACCACCTTTCTTCATCATTGTTTGTGTTACGCATCAGGGTTGGCTTCCATGTACGCAACCAGTTCGTCATAAGTCATCTTGGAAGTGTCAACTTCCGCACCCGGTTTCTGCTGCTGACTTGCAGCACCCGGCTGAAAGCCCTTGAAAGTAGTCTGCTGCTGAACTGACTGCTGCTGAACTGCATCAAACAGGAACTTGGTGCTTTCATCTGCAACCAGTTTGTCAATCTGTTCCTGTAAACCCTTGACGTTGCCTTCCTTATCCAGTTTTGCACCTTCAAGGTCAAGCAATGCCTTTACTGCCTTGATGTTCTTTGCCTTTGCACCTGTCAGTGCCTTCTCAACTGCAAAATCAACCTTCAACTGTGTCATTTCAGATTCATGGGCTGATACTGCATCAGCATTTGCCTTCTGCAAATCTGCGATCTGTGTTTTCAGTGCTTCATTGTCCCCGGCAGCAGCCTTCAAGGTTTCCAACTGGGTGTCACGTTCCTTCACCTGACCCTTCAACCCTTCAACCTCTGTCTGCATATTCTTAATTTCAGCAGCAGACACACTTTTTGCATTCTCAATGTCATCACCATTGATTTTCATAATTGCATCTGCCTGTTCCTTACTCAACCCTAAATCTTCTAACTGCTTTCTTGTCATTTTTCATTACCATCCTCGTATTATATAGTAGTAGTTTTTAGAGACCCTCTCCAAGGTCTTCATAACTATTAAGTCATAGTCTTTTCTTTACCTTTTCTGTAGGTTCGACTATGATATTTAAGATGCTGTGG